TCTTTCTAAAATCGTCATAGGTTTTCTTAGCAGTCTTGTACTTTGCATAGGCAGACAGCATTGCGTAGTAATCTTTCCACACATTGCTACTGATATCTACTCGTAAAATATACGCTGCTCCAGGTTTTTTAACTTCTTTTTTTGCTCCGTTAATATTGCTTACAACCATGTAGTACTTTGTAGGAGTTCCAGAAACCGTAACCGCAGACGAAATTGGTACCGTTTGGTTGTAGACAGAGCCCTCAGGAAAGCCGTAAACAATACCTCGGCCTAGTGCCGCCATTGTTTGATACCTAACCCAGTCAGAGCTGTAGAGCTCATAGTAAATTTTGTTTGAAGCTACGGTGACTGACTTTATCTGAAATTTATAAGTAGATGTCCATCCGTTAAGAGAGTTTTGCCAAGTCTTTTTCTTAGCCTTGTACAAGGTATAGGCATCATCTACGGCTTTTTTTAAAACCTGTCCTTTAGAACCGCCAGTTTTGGCTCTATCGATTGCGTCTGCTGTTGCCATTACATTCTTCCCATACTGGTAGTTAGATTTTCGTTTTCAAGGTAGTCTTTTACCATAATTGCAAACTTCTCGGCCTCAGCCGAAGAGGCGGTAGGAATCTGCAGGTTAATAGTTACCTGAGCATTTACTCCAGAAGACTTAACTCCAGAAGTCCCATCAGAACCGCCACCTGCGCCATCACCAATTGAGCTAGCTAGACCAAGGGTAGAAGCGCCATGTCCAACAGAGCGTTTACCTCCAGTTACAGTAGCCGCGGCTTGACCTATTCCCGCCCCACTGTAGGACTGTGGCACAGAGATGTTTCCACCTGTGTTAATTCCACCTATTAATTCAGAGCCAGAGGCAGCCTCAGAGCCAGAGTACATTCCTGCAGTTGAACTGGCTCCAGAGTTATTCCCACCCACAGTTACAGCATATGCGCCGCCCATGTGAGGTGATGGGTCAATCTTGTTTCCATTTTTACGAAGTTCAAAGTGAAGGTGAGGGCCTGTTGAGTAACCAGTGTTACCAGAAAGACCAATAGCCTGGCCTTGCTTAACTGCTTGTCCACCACCAACATTTATCTGACTTAAGTGAGCGTATACGGTTTGGTAACCACCACCGTGGTCAATTATTACGTGAAGACCGTAGCTTCTGTCTTTAGTTCCGTACGTGTTCTTGGTGCTACCACCAGTAGACTTAACTACTCCATCAGCAGATGCAATTACTGTGGTTCCAATACCAACTGCAAAGTCAACACCCAAGTGGGGAACACTGTGGGGCCCACCAACAGAGCCATATTTGGCTGAGATACGTCCTGGAACTGGTCTAGCTAGCTTTAGCTGTCCTGTAGTGTCTGAGGTAGTTCCAGCGGACACAGTAGACTCTGTACCACCCATGATTCCACCAATAAGAGCACCGCCAATACCTCCAACAGCCGCACCAATACCAGTACCCAAACCTGGTATGATACTGCCAACCATTGCACCTAAACCTGCGCCTGATGCTCCCATACTAAGCGCATTTCCTATACGGCTTTGCATGCTGCCCTGTGCGCTATCTCCCTTGATAGCTCCTCCAACTAAGTTACCTGCTATACCCGTCGCAGCACCAATAAGGCCGCCTTTTAGAAGTCCTCCTTTTAGGAGGCCTCCTACACCCCCACTGGCTCCTTTAGGACCGCCAAGTCCAGTCCCACCAAATAGTCCTTTAGCCATTAATGCTGCACCGCCAATTTGCGCTGCACCGCCGAGGATTCCACCTATACCAGTGGCAGTTCCTTGAACAGCATTATCAGTCATAGATGTACTTACAAACGCGTTACCTCTAGCGAGGAACTGGCCTGCAGGGCTTCCTAAAAATCCTGTAATAGCTCCTTGAAGAGCTGTGACCGCCTTTGCAGCGTCGTTGTTTCCCTTGATGTACGCCTCTGTAGCAGCGTTCATAGAGCCTGCTTGAGCGCTAGAAATCTGCATTTCTGCGGAGTAAGGGTTTGCTCCTCCAGCCCCACCTGCAGCACCTGCTACCTGGGATAGCCCGCCTGCTTTATCTAGGTCAAACTTCTTTCCACTAACTTTAGCCACCATGTACTGGGCTACAAGAGCCTGCTGGTTAGCGTCTAGTCCAGAGCCTTCTAGGTTAGACCCAAGGAAACCACTTTGAAGAGAGGTTAGTACGTCTTCTTTTTTAAGCTTTGCGCCACCAGCGGTACTTAGGAACATGTCTCCCAATTGAGAGATGTTCTGCCCAGCAGTGTTCTTCCTACCTGTCAGCGGGTTACTTGTAAACAACCCATAGTTTTGCATCATGGACTTTGAGAAGCTACGACTAGAAAGACCTCCAACAGCCATAGAGGCGGTGTCGTTGTCCATACCTAAGTACTTAGAGAGGTTCGCAGTTGCTGTTACCGCGTTCTCAAATCCTCCAGCCATGCTTCCTACACGGGCAAAGCCCATGCTGCTTAGGTTCCCAGCAACACGGCTAGCACCTAGTGGGTCTGTCATAGCCCCACGCATCGCGCCAGTCATGTAATTGCCTAGGCTACGATAGTTTGTCCCTGACATCAATGATGCAGAGTAGTAATTCTTTGCCATACCAGTGGTAGCGGCAACATTTGGCAATGCCATAGCACCACCAGCAAGCATTCCACCGACAGCGGTGGTTGCTCCTTGAGCGATAGACATTCCCATGTTCCAGCGCATACCAGAGTTAGTAATCTGGGTACTGGTCATGCTTCCAAGGGAGTTAGCCATGGAGTTTCGGAAGGAGCTTCCAAGGTTCATTTGACCTTGACCGTTGCCGTATCCACCCATAGGGTTCTTAGGCATGGCCGACATTACTGTATTAAGGCCTTTTAGTTCAGTTACTAGGCTTTTGACAGCAGCTGTCATGCCCTCTAAATCAGTCTCTAGACTCATTCTGAAGAACTCACGACCTTCCTATACTCCTTGGCTACGTTAAGCCAGTTTCTACGCTCTCTAAACGAGAGCTTTTTAATCTCTGTTAATGACCATCCTGGAAAAAGCGTTGTTATAGCTAACCAGTCAACCATCAAGGTTTCGTAGTTCGAGCCGCTAAACTCGAAACAAGGCACCAATGCTAATTGGAACCCGAACCTCGCTTTCGCAGTCAGGGCACTTAACTACGACATCCTCAAATAGTGGGCCAGGATTTCTCTTAGCCAGCTCTTCAGCAATGTTATTTCGGTCCATAATACCCAGGTCCTGTACCTGACCCTTTGAGTACACGGTTCTACCGTTAATCTTTACTACGGTACCTTCTAGCAGTGCGGTGAGGCTTTCTGCCATGTTGCGGTCTTCGTTGTCACGAAGTTCTTTCTGTGTAACTCCTGTAGGAAGAGCGACGGTGTAAAGGTTCTTTTTACCTTGAACGTCAAACTCTCGGTCTCCAATTGGGTCTACAAGGGTGCGGTAAGAAATGTCCTCAGTAAGGTCTATTGAAACACTCTTGTAGTCCTTACATCCTGGGCAAAACCCAGGAAGAGTAACTTCGTTACCAAAAGTAGCCTGGTAAATACCGACCAGAAGAGCATCGCGGTCTCCAGCCAAGAGGTTATCAAGGAGCTTTTCATCAGCCTTAACATCTCCTACCTTAACTACAGCTCTAGCAAGGATAGTATTAAAAGCCTTAGTTCCGCCGCCGAGGCGAGCGATTGCTTCTTCATCTTTACCAGTTAGTTCTCGAACTTCTGCGGTTTTGATGACCTCCCCAGTGAACGTTACATGTCCACCAGGAAGAGCCACCAAACCATCCGAAGGAGCTAAGAGTTCCGTAGCCTCAGTTACTACTGGGGCTTCTTCGTTCAGAGCTTGTTCTAGTAATTTGTTTGCCAAATCAGGGTTTGTTGCAGCATTAATTTTCTGCTCAGTCATTTTATTCTCCTATATATTATTTGTTAGTATGTGAAGGCTGGTGCGCTTCCGCCGTCAGTTAGGTCAGTTCCCCAGCTTACGTCGAAACCTTCGTGCACTAGTTGAATCTGCTCTACGAGGATAGCGTTGTCACCAGCGTTTAGGTCCGAGTAAGCAAGCGATGTAATCCAGGCATTGTATACCTTGAATCGCATGGCTACGTGGTCGGTCTGCTTTCCATCAGCAATTGTTCCTGTAGCAGTAGAGGCCACTGGGTGGCTAAGTACATCAATCTCGATGTCACAACGGAAGTTATCCGCAATGCTACGAGTAGCGGTACCCTGAACGGTTACAAAGAGTTCTCGCATCCAGTCCCAGTTCTGCTTAGTTCCAAGAACTACACCACGGCTCATAGAGATAGGTGCAAACGAAGACTGTCCAGGAATCTGGTGAACAGTAGTGTTGTACCCACCTTCACGGTAAGGAATGGTGTCAGTAGAAACTGCCATACCAGATACCGAAGTAAAGCCAAAGGTGATTTCTTTTAGACCAGTTGCCCAGTCCTGACCCGCAGTAGCTCCACCGCTAGTGATAGGCTTCTGTGGAATAAAACGAACCAGGAATCGGAAATTTCTGATTGGGTCTGTTGAGATTGTGGAGCGGTTATTTAGAATAGTTGCCATTAGATGTTATCTCCTTCGGTTAGGCACTAGTAATTTGGGCGATGTTGAGAACAATGAACTCAGCTGGGTACTGCAGAGCAACACCGACCTCAATGTTTACAACACCGTTTTGGATAGAGTTAACTGAGTTGTTCTCAGCGTCTACCTTCACATAGAAGGCCTGGCTTGGAGAGTTTCCGCGCAGACCGCCCTTGTTGTAATACTCGTTTAGGAACACAGTAACTGTGCTACGTAGCTGTGACCATAGCTTGTAGTCGTTATTTGCAAACAAAGCGAACTGAGTCAAACGACTTAGTTCATCTTCGATGTGAATAAGCGAACGACGGATATTAACGTAACGGTTTCCAGTACCATCCTGGAGAAGTGTACGTGCACCCATTACTACAATTCCTGCACCTGGCAAGTTGCGAATAGCATTTACAGGGCTTGTCGAGCTGTTTAGGTCATCTAGGTCTTTTGAGCTAAAAGCACGCTCTAGAGAGATAGCACCGTTGATTCGTACTTCGATACCAGCAGGTGCCTTAAAAGGACCCGTCTTAGCATCCATCTTTA